CGCTTGGTTGGTTACTTGGTTTGTTTTGTAGTCTCTTTTCCATGCGTAGTTTCTTAACTCGCGAATAACATTGACCGAGTCTTGGTGTACCATTATCTGCACGCTCTTCAGCTTGTCAATGCCTGACCGAATAGAATCTGCGCCTTTGGTTACTGGTCGTATTCTGAAGCCGCTTCGCCTTATCTCTTCAATAGACTTCGGTTCTGCTGAGTCCGCTATAATCTCATCGCTTCGCTGAAGTCCGCACCTCCTCGCTATGTCTGCATTCGTTAGACCAGTCTCGTAAAGTAACTCTTTAACCCACAACTTGCCTTCTTGGTAAACCACCTCCACCAATGCAGTCGGGTCGTTAGTGAATCCAAAGTCTAATCCGTAAGCCTTCCACTTGTAACCCGTTGGGAACTCCTTACATTCTGTCCAGTTCTCATAGATGGCGCCTTCTCTTCTTGAGCGTTCGCCAAGCCCGTAGACCTTCCACTTGTACTCGTCTGCCGTTCCCCTTGCTTGGTTGTGAGGAGTTGGCTGGTAACTGTTTATCTTGTCTCTTATATGCTGGTCTAAGAAGGTATTGTCTAGCATCGTGGAATGAATCAGAACAACATCGTCACGCTTCAGTACGTTGTCGTATATCCAATGCTCATCGGTGCTTGGATTATAGTCTAGAATCCATTTGCCTTTGCATCTTTGCTCCAGTTGGTCGAAGTCGTCCTTGCTTGTCTCAATAGCCTCGTTAAGCCAAAAGAAATCGGTTTCGATACCATGTAACTTCTGTGAGTCGTCAAGCCCGTAAAACTCAAAGGAACTACCGTAATGCTGGTAGGTTAGTTCGCTCTTGTTAAACGCTTCGTCCTTCCATTCATCAACGCTTTTAAACACCTTCTTAAACGTGTCAAGGACTGTCGGCTTAATCCACGTTCGTCTCCACCTCGCAATCGCGAATCTCTTCGGCTCTTCCGTGCCAAGTAGGTAGAGTGCTTGACAGATTGACCACGTTTTACTGGAACGGCTTCCACCCTCAAGCACAATTCCCCGAATGGATTTATCATTAAGGGCAGTCCATAGGTCATCAAATACGCCAGTTCCTTCAAGTTTCACGTCAGTTTATTGGTTGACAATTTGGTTGGTTTCGTCAGTCTAAGGTTCTACGTCCTTTGCTCTGTTAGGTTCTTCTTTTGCTTTTCCGCACACCTGACATACCTTACCACCATTTAGGTAATGCTTGCGCCACACGTGGTTGTTACAACGCCTCTGCCGCATTGCTTTGACTTTCTCGTCTGCCTTGCGGATGAACTCTTCTGCTTCATCTCCTTTAAGTGTTGGGATGAATGCCGTAACCTTTTGCGATGGGCAGCTCACTTTGTGATAACCGCAACCTCCGCAATACTCGCAAGTAATGTTGACGTTTCCGTTCTTTATGTTCTCAGCTTTCTTCATTTCTTCTCAGGTCGATGGATGACAATCTCAATCTTGTCAGGTTTCCCACCGTTAACGGTCTGCTCTACCTCCTCTTTCGGCTTGCCGTACACCCTATCAAACAGAACATCCAAGATATGAATAGAACCCTTGCTGAAGTCTCGCTGCGCCTTGTTCGCTATTAGAGCAATCCAAAAGGGTAGTTCATCATTCTTTGCCAGTTCGACCAATTCGCTACGGGTCTTGCCTAAGATATTCTTTATGATGTCTTGAGTCTGTCCTTTGCTTAGTTTAAGGTTATGCTCTTGAAGAAAATGCTCTTCAATTACCTTGTTGATTCCTTTGGGTCTGCCGTTAGGGTTGCCGCTTTCGCCTTTCTGCCAAGCTGGAAGTAAGTTATCTTCTTTTGCCATCGGTGTAAGTTCGGTGTTTTACAATGTTGCTCTTTCCTATTCTGTTTAATGTTATTTACCGCAAGAAGGACAAACCTCTTGTGGCTCGGTTGCTTGCTTTGGTTCTGCTGCCATCGCTTCGGGTTGCCATACATCCAAACCCCACTCCGTTAACTCTTCAGCGTTCCAAGTGTTTGCCAACTCGTCCCAATCCCATTCACCATATCCAACATTGTCCTTGATAATAAACTCCCTTTGCTTCTCTTCTGACCAATCAACTATCTCAACCCATACCTTATCGAACCCAGCCTCTTGCATTGCCTTGAGTCGCATATTGCCACCAAGTGCAACCATCTCTTTGTTGACTACAATCGGGCGCACTCCAGCCATCTCAGGAAAGTCTTTGAGGCTTTGAACTAGCTTCTTGAACTTCTCCTCCTTAATGTAACGGGGGTTATCCTCGTTGGGTATTACCTTACTTATTGCTATAAACTCCATTCTTGTAGTTTGAAAGTGCTTCTTGTGATGTCTTGCCAGATGCCTTCTTGCAAGGGTCTCCGCTCCAATACGCTTCTGCCATATCACGATGGAAGCAATAGAACTCCATAGTGTAAGTGTTTTGGGTGATGTAAAGTCCGTAGTTTTCGTGTTGTTCGTTCTGTTTCATTTTCGTTTCCTTGTCTTGGGAGAATAGTCAAGGTAGAAGTTCAGTAGCGACATACTCATCACTTGAGGGCTTCTTCCACATGAGAAGCAAACCTTCGCCTTTGGGTCTATGTAACTTAACGCTTGTTGATACAATGCTTGCTCCTCTCGTGTTACTCTTCCAGCAAATTCGCCAGCTTGCAGCTTGATTATGTTATCAAGTCTCTCAGCTATAAATAGCAAAACTTCGTTTTTGTCCATGGTCTTTGTTTTCGTTGTATCTGATTGGTTACGCTATCGCCTTGAATTGCCTTTAATTTATCGTTTGTGATTCCTTAAACTTCAAACCTCCACATCAACCGCTCAACCAATACCGCTAGCAGTCCAGTCTGCAAAGCCGTCAACGGGTCAGTTGCTCCAAACATAGCACCAAACCAAAAAGACAAACACAATCGACAGTCTAAGGGCTTGATTCTAGTCAAGTCGTGCGCGTTAATCCACTTCTTAATCTTGATGTCAAGTTCAAATACGTCTATCCAAACGAATGCCAGCATTGCCCCTGACAAGGCGTTCCAAATGTATTCCATAGTAATTGTTTTTAAGTGTTTCTAAAGCTCGTTTAACTGAATTGCCTATTGACTTGAATGGTATGTCAACCTTTGCGGCCACCTTTCGATAGCTTCCTTCCTCCAGCCACATTTCTAAAATCTTTCGGTCGTACCAATGTAGTTCTTCCATCAAGGTTTCTAGAAGCTGGATGTCATCTTCCTTCTCTTGGTCGTAATCTTCTCGGTCGTAATCTATCTGTTCGTAATTGTGGAGGTTGTAAAGTTTGGAGAAGCTAGAGCGCGGACTTGTTGCCATGTTAAGCATCGTTCGTACAACATAGAACCGAAGATAACCGCCTTCGTTTATTTGCTCCCACTTGTCGTTAGGCATCTCCATTATAACCAAAGCCACCTCTTGAATGAGGTCGTCAGGTACTGAGCAAATCTTCTGCGCCAGTTCACGGAGTTCTTCGTCTCCGAGTAAATCAATTACTGCCTTGTCTTTCACGCTGCAATGTAATTAAACTTTCTTAGCTTGTTAGGTTTTACATTAATTAACTTAAAATAACGCGTTACCTTATTTTAGGTTAATTGCTTCAGTACATTCAATTGGTTCACGTTAATTGCTTCACCTCCTTTAAAATATCTGAAGTTGGTTTTTATGTTGCTCGAATCGTTTAACGCCAGCAGCGTAGTAATCAGGGTCGAGTTCATACAGGTCAAGGTCGAACTTTAGATTGTGGCAAGCTATGGCTATCGACATCGAACCTCCATGAGTATCAAGTATCTTGTCGCCTTCTTTGGCGTAGTTGTAAATACAGTACTCATATAATTGTGGCGGCTTTTGTGTAGGGTGGAACTTCTCTGATTTATTTCGATACGCACTATATCTAAACATTTTATTAGCCCCACTGAAAGAAGTCCAAGCGTACTCACAGTCAGAAAAAGAAAGCCCTTCTGGTATCTCTTTATCCCAAAGAATAAACTTTTTGCATGGTGGCAAATCAAAATAGTTTCCGCCCCAGATAATTTGATTTTTTGATACTCTGAACAACTCATCAAAGTATTCTTTTATTGGTGTATCGCTATCCCAGTCTTTTGATTTCCATTTCCTATTCTTAGCCTTAGACGCTTTAGGCGTGTTTCCTATACCCATATTCATATTAGCTAAATCAATCCCATAAGGAGGGTCTACAATAGCCAAGTCGTAAGCGTTGTCAGGCATCAGCTTCATCGCTTCCAAGCTGTCTCCAAGGTGTAGGTTTATCGTGCTTCGGTTCATCTCCTTCAAAGGTTCTTTGTTAAATACTCTTGCACCACAGACCGATACGGGTTGCTTTCCATTACAGCACCAACCATCTGAGAGAATCGACCGCTTGCTTTTACTGGAACAATAGGCTTCACCACCCCTTTTTCTAGCAGATATAAATAGCAAGACCGATAAGGCGCACCCAAAGGAAACTCACCGTCCTCTTTGATGAATTTAACCATCATTGAATAAGCTTCTTCGGGTGTTATCTTTTTCACTTGCGCTTCGCCTAGCTGATTAGGGTTGTAGCCCGATGGTCTTGAACGCTCCGACTTCTTGTAGTCAACGTAAGCTGACAGGACACGACCTACCAACGCGGCTGAAAGCAATTGCCCGTATGTGTTAGGCTCAATCTTCTTGCCGTTATCGAATAGCTTCCCAGCCGCTGAGAGTTTGAACGCCTCTGTAATGTTGTCGGGCTTCATCAAAGGAAACTGCTCGTTGATAAACTCGCTGATTATAGCCTTCAGTTGTTCACCTTGCGCTCCGTTTGGAAAGTCATTACATCCAACGTAAGTCGGAATGAGTTTGATGACGTTCGTGTAGTTCCATTTGTTTATCATGCGTTCAATTTTAGTGTGTTAGTCATGTCAAGATGTATTCGGTTCGATGCCTCTCTCATTCGTTCTTGCATAAAAGCATCCTTTGTCTCTTTGCTAATGAAAGGGTTCTCAATGTAATCTTTTATTGCTTGGTCGTCCCAAACTATCGGAGCGTTCTTATCGATTGGTTGCTTACCGTTTGGCTTGTCAACGATGTGCGGCAAGGTGTTTAGGAGTGAAGCCTTCCAGTTTCTTATCTCGTCACCGTTTCCGTTTAACCATCCTGCAACCTTCCAAGCCTCGTACTTCATTGAGATAGAGCGTTCAGATACGTTTAGCTTGTTTGCTGCTGCCTTCTCTAATCCGTAAGCGATGAATGATTGAAGCGTTGGTATGCGGTCTTTTACTGATACGCGCCTTTCATCTTTCCTTTCCTTTTCTTTCCTTTCCTTTTCTTTCCTTTCCTTTATAGCATTGCTATCGCTATCCGTTGGCAATGCGTTCGCATCGTTATCCCACCTTTTATGTGCTGAATCCCTTGCTTTCTTGCTCTTCAATGCCCTTGCGTCAAGCCTACTTTGAACGCTCATCGAACCAAATGTGTCACCGTCAACCACGAACAAACCAAAGTCTTTAATTATACTAGTGACCACTTCAGTAGTGCTTCGCAAATCGAATGCAATGCTTTCGTAATCCGTTGGCAATGCGTTCGCATTATTGTAGAGGCCTTCAACGATTGACCAAAACATACCGTATCCAGCCATGCCGTGTTTCATAATCAACCGCTTAATCTTAGCGTCCTGTCGGGCGTTAAAATCGTGTGTAAAGTAAAATGTGTCTTTAGCCATTTTTTAAATCAAAGCCGTAAGAGGTCAGGTTGACAGCCTGAAACAAGTGGACAAACAGAAAAGTCGCGACCTTGTTACTTCCTCTTACGAATGATTGAATGTTTTTCATCTGTTATTATATCGTGTCCGTGTCAAAGGACGCTGCAATATACAATTAATTCTTGGATAAACTAAGCAATTTAATTAAGTTTTTTCATCGGTAATTCCGTCCATCGGTACTTCGCTCCACAGTCGCACCAAAACAGTATCTCCTTAGATTCCGTTGGTGATTCCGTTCGTTCTTCGGGTTCGTAATTGACGAATATCGGAAGCAAGCAAATAGCTAAGTAAGTGTATGCGTATTTCATCGGCTATCCCTCACGTTAATTTTATTGTCTGCAAATATTTCCATTCTTATTCCATCAACATAGATAATTATGTGCTTTGAGTTTTTAAACTGAAAACTATCGCATGAAATTTTTGAGTAAATATGATTAAATCCAGTTCCGTTTCTAGCTACAACTTCAAACTGTTTTTTCGGTGCTTCATAAACCTTTACGGGCTCATTACAAGCTGATATTCCAATAATAACAAGTGCTAATAATTTCGTTCTCATCTCCTTAATTTTTGTTGTTGTAAATCTCGTTTAGTGGTGTCATTTGGTTGGTTTTATTCGAGGAATGTCATTCCATTAGAGCAATCCAAACATATTGTATCGCCATCGTTGCTTAGTTCTTCACCGCAACTGCAAAGTAGATTACAGGTGGTTTCGTCCTCTTCTGAAAAGTCTATGTCGTCTTCTTTGACTATTGCAGATTGCGATTCCACAACCATCAACGCGCCTTCGATGTAGGCTTGTCTTTCTCTCTGCGCCAAGTCATTGATAACTGGTTGACCGTTTTTAGTCGCTGCATATGGTCTGGGCGGAAACCTCTCAATCGCTTTTTTATCAATCTCTTCTCGTGTCATTTTCATTTGTTCCGTAAGGTACTTAACCCCACAGTCAAAGCAAACTTGGTCTTTCATTCCGTTACTTCTACTTCGTTATTAACTACCTCATCAATCGCTTGTTGGCATCGCTCAACCAAATTGATTAACGATGAGTCAGTTGAGCCGTTTTCGTAAACCGTGTTGAGAAACTTATCCATTTCCTTGCAGAACAATAAGCCTTTCTGTTTTAGTTGGTGTTTGAATGCGGTTGAACCTCCGAAGTCATCTAACGCCTCAACGAATGACTGGGCAAATACCAATGTCTTCAATGCTTTTTTGTGTTCTGTTTT